CATCTAATAATAAGAATTCTTACCCATATGCTATGGCAGAGAAAAGAGCAAAGGATAGAGTTATACTCAAGCTTCTTGGTCTTCATGGAGATGTTTATGCAGAAGATGAAGCAGACAGTTTCAAAGAAGAAAGACCAAAAGAAATAAAAGGTGGGACTGTTGATCCAGATGACTTAGATGATGAGCCAGAAGTTAAGGTTAACCAAATAGATGGCTCTAAAAAAGATGTTAAAGGTTTAGCTATGATAAAAGAAGTTTTTATCCAGTTTTTACCATCACAAGATAATAGAACTGATTTGGTTGGTTTTTGGAAAAACAATCAAGAAGCTAGGGAGATACTAAAAGAAAAATCCCCTAAAGACTACGAAGAAGTAGAGCAACTCTTTAAAGAAAGAGCAAATGAAATAGCATCAAACAAAGGAGATAATTGATGGACACCAATAAATACCCTGCGACTGGGTCGCTTTTTACTCAGAAAGAAAAAAGATCAGAAAAATCCCCAGACTATTCTGGTATGCTGACACTAGAAATGGAAGTGCTAGACGATCTTATCAAGCAAAAAGAAGAGGGAATACTTGAGCCTAAGATGAACCTCGTTGGTTGGAAGAAGCTTTCAAAAGCTGGAAATCCATACCTCAGAATAATTGCTAACATTGAAAGAGATAGAAAAGAGCAAAATCAAAGCTACCAAAAACCAGTTCAGCAAAACAATAATTCTAACAACATTATAGATGATGAAATACCATTCTAGAGGAGAGTTAAATGGAAGAAGAAAAAATACCTAGTGTTAAATTTGAGGCAGTCAAAACATCAATGATGCAAGACAAAAATGGAACTAACATAAGGCTTACAATACACCCTAATGATGTGCCACAAGATTTACATAAAGATTGGGTTGGATCAAGATATATGGTTGTTATGGTAAAGATTAATGAAGACGGAACTCCAGATACAAGGAGCGATAATGTCATTAACGAAGTCTGAAAATACTGCAGACATATCCTCTGACTTCTTAACAGTAGATGGTGTTGCAAAATACTTATCTTTGAGCAGTAGTTTAGTTAGAAGACTTATGAAAGATGAAAAAGAGAACTTTCCTAAAAGCTTTGAAATATTAAAGACTGACAAAAGGATAAAACATATATTTAAAAAAGAAGAGATTGCTCAATGGGTAGAGAGCAAGAGATCAAAAGGTTAACGTTAACTTATGCGTGTTTTATACGAAACTGTTGATAACCTTAGATCAGAAAAAAATGTTATAGGCTACGTTTCAGGTCGTTGGAACGTAGCTTCTTTTAAGCTACCCATGTCATACAAACTAGATTATGCCATGTATCGTAACGAGAAATTAGTTGGCTTTGCAGAAGTAAAATGCAGAACACATAATTTCGGAACATTCCCAACATATATAATATCTTTAGCAAAGGTCTTAGAGGCTAGAAGACTTGGCAAAGAAACAAATACTACCCCAATACTAATTGTATCGTGGACAGACAAAATAGGTTATCTTGATTTTTTTAGTCATCACCAGATTAAACAAGGTGGAAGATCAGATAGAAATGATTGGCAAGATCAAGAACCTATGTGCCACTTTGATTTAAAACATTTTAAGTTTATAGGAGAATAAAATGAGACTAGCAGATAGTTTTGAAGATGCATTTGTAGGAACAACTATAAGTGCTTTTGGAAGAAAGCAAGTTGCTATATATGATTATGATAAATGCATATTAATACTTATGCATGACAATCACATGACAGAAGATGATGCTATAGAATACTTTGATTACAACGTAATTGGATCGTGGGTAGGCGAAGATACCCCTATATATATCAATCAGCATACTATTTTAAACATAGAAGATTACTTGGAGGATCAAGATGAAGAAGAGAAAACAGACACTAAATAAAGCTAGAGACCTTATTATGGGAGACAGAGCAAACTCATATGGAGACGCACATCAAAATCATGAACGCATAGCTAAAATGTGGTCTGTAATTCTAAAGAAAGAAATTACTGTAGAGCAAGTTTATCAATGTATGATAGTAGTAAAGCTATCAAGACTAATAGAAACACCTAATCATGAAGATAGCTATGTGGATATCTGTGGATATTCTGCATTAGCTAGTGAAGAAACCCCAAGCTAAAACGGCTGCGTACAAATCATCACTGTTAACGTTAACTTTTAGAAACTGTTAAATTACTTTGTCTTTGTGTTTATACCTGTAGACCTGCTGCGAACAATTTGCCTACTGTATCACTAACTTTTAGCCTGCCTTTTTAAAGCCTACTGTTCTCATTAGTATCAAACCTTGTCTCATAAGATCATTAATCTTTTCTCTTCTAAGTCTTTTTAGGTTTGTTTTTGTTTCTTCTGGTATTCTTGGGTTGCCCTCTATTTCTTTTATCTGCCTTAGTAATCTATTTCTAGCATTATCTATAGCCTTTATTCTTCCTGCTATTCTGAGTTCATCTTTATATCTCGTGAACAGACTTCTTACCTCTTGACCATCTCCTGACTTCTTAGCTAAGTCTATTCTAGCAAGTATCGTGTATAGGTCTTGTCTGTTCTCTAAATAATTTCCTACATCTTCTCTTTCACTAGGACTTATAACTACTTTTCTAACTAGTGGTATTGCCCTCATTATATCGCCTTCAAAGTCCCCTCTGAGAGCATCAATTATAGAGAAAGGTGCTTCTAGTGAGCGTTGAGCAAAAGCACCAGTGCCACCTGCCAAGTAGTCAAACCAAAATTCCATAGTGTTTGGACTGAAGTCTATAAAGCCACTTTCGACTTGATCTCCACCAGTTAAACTGTTTATTGATGTTGCTATTCCTTTAGCTATAGAACTTGTATTAGACCAGTATGCTTGACTGTCTGGTGTAGGTCTAGAGGCAAAGGTAGGACTTTCCTTAAATATTGGGTCTCCTTTATAATCCTCGTTGATAGCCAAACTTACAAATGGGTCTAAGACTGTAGGTGCAGTTAAGTTATACATATTATCAAATCCACCAAAAGGACTAATAGACTCAAATGCAGTTCCAAATATAGTTCTTGAGGCTTCGCCTGCAGTATATTCCCCTCTTGCAGTTCTACTTAAAGCTCTGCCAAAGTTGGTAGCTAAGTTTAATCCATAGGATAAAGGTATTTGTATAAATTTATCGTTTGCCAAACCAAACGTAGGTAAAATTAAATTATGCTCTAGAACGTATCTAGGTAATTCATCATAGTCTTTAATACCATCTTCATCTTCATCTCCAGATAATAGTGAATTGATCTGATCTTGCATGATGCCGTAGACAACCAAACCCGCCCAAACTTTTCTTACCTTGCTTGATTTAGCCGCAGCGTTAATAAGCGCCATTGATCCCTGAAGGGATGCGTTGTAAAATAAGTACCAAGAATTCATTAATGTTTTGTTTTCACCACCTTTGGCAAAGTTCACGGTTACGTTCCTTGCTGCTTGTGCAGCCCGGGCTGGAGAAACGCCACGCTTAACTAATGAAGTAAATGTTGCTACACGAACACCGTTCTCAACTGCAGTATTATAGTCATCTAAGAAATTTAATAACTTTCTTGTAAATCCATTTTTATTTAAACCTAATTTACCTTTAATACCTGTATCGGATATATCTCCTAATATACTGCCAATATTATTAATTTGGTCTTGCAAGTCGCCCATCTGGTTAGTGGCGTTCTTTCCACCAGCTTCTACAAACTTGTTGTATTCTGCTGACCAAAATGTTTCTTTACCACCTCGTAAAACAGCCGCAATACCTTTGACTGCAGATAGTGCACTAGTAAGAACTTCTTTAGTCATACCTTTTTGATCATACTGTTGCATGTTTACACCAGCTGCCTGTAAATCCCTTGCAAAGTTTGGAATAACAAATGATGGATTGTATGTAGTATTAATACTAGATAAGTATCTATTCATCTTACCAAGAGCTTTAGTAAACTTGCCAACACTTTCAGGTGTGAGATGACCTTTTAATGCTCTACCAATTCTTTTATCCTTAAAGTTAACCTTAACTTCTACGCCGTTCTCTTTTATAGTTAATATGTTTTCTGGTCTTAAATTACTTGTATCTGTAACTATCTCAGCTATTTCACTCATATCTACTGCTAAAGCATCGTTAATAGCAAAACTTCCATCAGCTTGTTCTTCTTGGCCTCTTAGTAGGTCCACAAAAGACCTACCTACTTTGTTTCGCTCACCTCTATCTATTGACCTTTGATTTTGTGCCATTAATGAAGCAATTATATTTTCTGCATAGTTTGTCTGCCCTGTGGCTGACCGGTCTTCCTTACCCGCTGCACCAAACAAGTTGGTAGTCATTCTTGGCTTACCCATTAAGTCTTCATCGGTCTCTACTTCTGACTCAATATCTCCTCTTAATGGAACATAATTATCATATACTTTTGATTTAAAGTTTGAGTCTAAAAGTTCAGGTTTAATCAAGCCACTTTCAAGACGCTGTTGATTTGTGTTTGCTACAATATCTTTTGCAAGGTTTTCTATTCTAGCAATTTTACCTTGTTCTGTGGCATTAAGCGTAGATAACCAATTAATTATAGCGTCTGCTTCAGCGTCCGCCATACCACTACCCTGATTCTTGCTATCAGATTTATTTTTGTTTATGTAACTATTTCTTTCTTTCGCATGCCTTGCATAAAGGATGGCATCTGCAACTGCCAATCTTTTATCTATATATTGTTCTTTTGCTATCTTAAAGAAGTTACTTATTGATTCTAATTGAGAGTACTGGGCATCAGATATATTTATCTCTTTTATAGTCTCTGACATAGGCTCAAATAATTCTTTTTGTACCTTTTCTACTTTTGCTCCTGCTCTACCATGAAATAACTCTTCTTGCATGTAAGTGTCTAATGCATCGGCAATAGTAAACCCTTTTCTTTTAAGTTCATCTAACATATCGCCTACTGGTAACATCGCATCTTGAAATTTGATAAGTATCTTTTCGGCTTCTTTTTGTGCTTTTTCTTTTTCTATTTTGCCAAATGTTACCTTAGATACAATCTTAGCTAATATTTTAGATAAATTATTATATTGTATGTTAAGCCTTTTTGCTTCTACATCTTGTACAATTTGATCAGAGTCTGGTGTGGAATCTGTAGTTGGCATTGCGGCAACGGAGTTAGACCGTTCCATACCAAGCCTTCTATCTGAGTCTTCAATAAAAGTAGTATTAACAACATATACAGGCACATAATTTTTAGAGCTATCTAGATATGTATCTGGCTTATACTTTAATACTAAAGCTAAACTTTTTTCTTTGTTGTTTTTACCTGCAATCCTTGCTTTGTCCCAAACAAGAACTTTGTCTGTAGACTTGCCATCAAACTTTTCTCTTACACCGTTTCTAAAATGATATGCTTTAAGCATTTCGTATATAGCAGTCTCAACATCTTTAAATTTTAACCAGTTACCTTCTTCTGTAGGTGTAAGCAACTCATCTTTTCTTGAT